GATTTAGGTGGTGTGAGAGTTTCAAATCCAAGTTACAGAAAATATTACAAAGGGATGATCTAGTGAGAAGACAAGATAAACAACCCCCTAAAACTAAAAAGTATTTCAGACCTACAAAGTCTGGAGCAGGGATGACTAAAGCCGGTGTCGCCCGATATAGAAGAGAAAATCCCGGTTCAAAACTAAAAACAGCGGTCACTGGAAAGGTCAAGCCAGGATCAAAAGCTGCGAAGAGACGTAAGTCCTTCTGCGCACGTAGCGCTGGCCAAATGAAAAAATTTCCAAAGGCTGCGAAAGATCCGAACTCAAGACTAAGACAGGCACGCAGAAGATGGAAATGTTAAATGGCTGATCCTAAAACAGGTACAGGAAAAAAACCGAAAGGTTCAGGTAGGAGGCTGTACACAGATGAAAATCCTAAAGACACTGTTAGAATTAAATTTGCAACCCCTGCAGATGCTCGTAAAACTGTGGCGAAAGTTAAAAGAATCAGTAAGCCATACGCAAGGAAAATACAAATCCTTACGGTTGGTGAACAGAGAGCCAAAGTTATGGGTAAGGCAAAGGTGGCTAGCATATTTAAAAAAGGTAAAGAAACAATTAGAAAAGGAAGGAAAAAAACGTGAGTAGAGTAGGAATGATAGCTGCGCTTCGAGCTAGATACGAAGCGGATATAGCGGAAGCGGACGCTACTATTAATATATACCTTACTAATTCAGTCGGAATTGGTGAGCACCCGCAACATTTACAAGAAATAGATAAACTTCTTGCTAAGATAGGACATGCAAAAGAAAAACTAGAATCGTTGGAGGCATTTGAAAAATAATGGACCCATTAGTTATAGTTGGAAGAATACAAAAGAGATTAAAACAAGATCTCGATTTAGTGTCAGCTGCAATGTTAGAAGGAGTTGACAATTACGATAAATATAAGTATCTAGTAGGACAGGCACATGCCTACAGTACAATTTTACAGGAAATCTCTAACCTGCTAAATGAAAAGGAGCAAAATGATGAAAAAGGAACAGTTATCGACATCTCAAGACGAGATACCTAAAACAAGAAACGCATTAGAAGAGAAATACAAACAAGAACAATCAGAAACAAAAAGGTTAGATCCTGACAACATAAAGGATCAAGTCGATCAATTACCTAAACCTGTAGGATATAGAATGTTAGTTTTACCTTTCACACCGAAAGAAAAAACTAAAGGCGGAATTATTTTTTCCCAAGAATCTTTAGATAAAGCAAGAATAGCTACTAACTGTGGTTATGTTTTGAAAATGGGTGATCTTTGTTATGCAGACAAAGATAAATTTAAAGAGCCTTGGTGTAAATTAGGAGATTGGGTGATCTTTGCAAGATATGCAGGATCACGATTACCAATAGAAGGTGGAGAAGTGCGAATACTAAACGATGATGAAGTGTTAGGGACCATAAGTGATCCTGAATCAGTTCTTCATTACATTTAACATAGGAAGGAACTATGCCAGAAGAAGAAAAAAAGACGATTGATGTAGGTGAGGCTGATGAAGTCGCAACTGAAATTGATCTAGATAAACCAGCGGAGCAAACAAAACCCGTTGAGGAGAAGGTAGAAGTCGAAGAAGTACAGGAAGAAACAAAACCTGTAGAGGCTGAACCACAGAAAGAAGAATCAAAAGAAGATGAGTTAAAAAAATATAGTGAAGGCGTTCAAAAACGTATCGCTAAATTAACTCGTAAAATGAGAGAAGCTGAAAGGCAAAAAGAAGAAGCAATTCAATTTGCTGATAGAGCTAAAAAAGAGAAAGAGGATTTACAAAATCGTTTCTCTAAACTTGATAAATCTTATGTAGACGAATTCGAAAGTAGAGTTACTACGAATATGGAAGCAGCAAGATCAGCATTAAGGACTGCGATAGAAGCGCAGGACGTTGATGCACAGGTTAAAGCACAAGAGCAAATAGCCACTCTAACTGCAGATGCAGCTAGATTAGCGTCTCTTAAAACATTAAAAGATGAACAACCAAAGAGTAAAGAGGTTAATGTTACTCCACAAAGAACGGAGAGAGCAGCTCAAATAGACCCTAAAGCTGATGCTTGGGCGTCTGATAATCCTTGGTTTGGTAATGATTCAGCAATGACATATACCGCTTTTGATGTACATAAAGTATTAGTCGAGAAGGAAGGTTTCGATCCTCAAAGTGACGAATATTACGCAGAAATTGATAAAAGAATGAGACTTGAATTTCCGCATAAGTTTGATACAGTAGGGGATAATTCTACAGAAAAAGCTAAACCGGCTCAAACTGTAGCTTCAGCTAGACGACCAGCAAATACAGGTCGCAAGAAAACTGTGAGACTCACTCCATCACAAGTAGCAATCGCTAAAAGATTAGGAGTGCCACTCGAAGAGTACGCAAAACAATTAAACGTGAAGGAAGGAGCGTAACATGGAAGATAAAAAAGTTAAAACTTCTCACGCGAGTCAAGAAAGGTCCAAAGAAGAAAGACCAACAACTTGGACTCCACCGTCATCTTTAGATGCACCACCTGCGCCAGATGGTTATAGGCATAGATGGATTAGAGCCGAGACAATGGGTTTTGATGATACAAAAAACATGTCAGGCAAAATCAGATCTGGATGGGAGCTCGTAAGAGCAGACGAATATCCAGGTTCTGAATATCCAGTGCTGAAGGAAGGCAAATATGCAGGAGTGATCGGAGTTGGTGGCCTAGTGCTCGCTAGGATATCGGAGGAGCTCGCGAAGTCTCGTGAAGATTACTTCAGAAGACAAACTGAAGCAAAAGACGAGGCAGTTAATAACGATCTCATGAAGGAAGAGCATAAGAGTATGCCTATCAATGTTGATAGACAGACTCGTGTAACCTTCGGTGGTACAAAGAAAAGTTAATCTTTTAACGATTCTCGGGTTAATCCCTATCATCGAATTAACGTTAAAACTATAATAGGAGAAAACAACTATGGCAAACGCGTCAACAGTAGGTTTTGGAGCTAAGATGGTTGAGAAACTTGGGATGAACCAAGCAGTTCAAGGCCAATCAAAGTACAAAATCAAAAGCGGCTTGGGTAAAAACATACACAAGAATGCTCCTGTCTCCCTACAACATACAGGCGGAGATGTGAGTTATATTCAAGATGTTACTCATGCTACTATGGACGATGGTCTAACTGGCGGTGCCTCTTATGATGCTGATGCAGCTAACGTCAAACCTATTCTAGGTGTGTTCAATGGAGCGTTTTACATTGACGGTTCTACAGAGAAGCCAACTTTCGCTAACTTTGTAGCATCCGGTACAACGTTCGCAACGAACTTTAACACTGGGAATGATGACGGGGTAGGTTTCGTAAATGATGATCCAAAACAAGAATACATGGTGAAATCAGACGGAGCAGTAGCTGACTCTAGAATTGGAGTTAGAAACAACTTAGCAAATCACGCAGAGCATAAGAATGGTCAATCAAAATGTTTACTGGCTATTGCAGGAGATAACGATGGACATATGTTCAGAATTATTAGATCTGCAGAAGATCCAGAAAACAATGATTTGGCATCGGCTGGTGCGAATATCGTCGTAATACTTAACAACAGAGCAACTCTCTGGTCGAGAGATGCGTAAAGCTAGAATAGGAGAACAAATATGGCAATATCACGATCACAACTAGTCAAAGAACTAGAGCCAGGTTTGAACGCACTGTTCGGCTTGGAGTATAAAAGATATGATAATGAGCATGCTGAGATCTATGATGTAGAGAATTCAGACAGAGCTTTCGAAGAGGAAGTAATGTTATCTGGATTTGGTAACGCACAGGTCAAAGGTGAAGGTGCTGGCGTATCATTTGATGATGCACAAGAAACTTTTACAGCTCGTTACTCACACGAAACAATAGCTCTTGCATTCGCTATCACAGAAGAAGCGATTGAAGATAACTTGTATGACAGACTTGCGTCTAGATATACAAAAGCATTAGCAAGATCGATGGCTAACACAAAACAAGTGAAAGCAGCATCGGTACTTAACAATGCCTTCAATGCTAACTTCAAAGGTGGAGACGGCAAAGCATTGTTAGCAGATGATCACCCTACATTAGCGGGATCTTTCAAAAACGAGTTAGCAACTTCTGCTGACTTGAACGAAACGTCATTAGAGCAGTCAATGATTGACATTGCAAAAATGACAGATGAAAGAGGCCTTAAAATAGCTGCTAGAGGATTGAAAATGATCATTCCAAGTGAACTACAATTCACAGCGGAAAGATTAATGAAGTCTCAAGGCAGAGTAGGAACAGCTGACAATGATATTAATGCTATCAATTCAATGGGAATGGTGCCACAAGGTTATGTGGTTAACCACTTCTTAACTGATTCTGATGCATTCTTTATCAAAACAGATGTACCAAATGGTTTGAAGATGTTCGTAAGAGCACCTATCAAAACAGCTATGGAAGGTGACTTCGATACTGGTAACGTAAGATACAAAGCTAGAGAAAGATATAGCTTCGGCTTTTCTGACCCTAGAGGTCTCTTCGGCTCACCAGGAGCGTAATCGTAACTAATTTAAAGGGGCGAGAAATCGCCCCTTTTTTTAATCAAAAATAAAAGGAAACATGAAGGACTTTAAAGTCAGAATTATCGCTTACGGCTACATAACTACTTTTGTAGTAAAAGCGGAAGATACAGCTGAATCTATAGAAAATTCAATAGTTGACAGATTAGGAGATTCTGATATAAAATGGGATAAAAGCGGATTCTAT